CAGTTTCTAATAGTAGCGGTACTTACATTGCTGAAAAGGAAGCAATTCTTAGTGATAGCTTCCCTTCTGAGCCTGGTGAGTACAGTAAAATTGTATCTCACTATATGGCTGCTTGGGATTCTCAGCAAAACAGGCTGTGTAAGGTAAACACACCATTTAAATGGAAGAAGGTCCTCTTCTGGAATAATAGTAGCTCTGACTATACTTATAATCAGTTTGTTCAAGAAAAGAATGTATTTATCACTGGTCATTTTAACCCTTCAATTCTCACTAAGATTGACTTAGACACCCTTCAACGATCTGAAGTCAATGATACACCTCTAAGTTTTGAACCAGAGCTTGTTATTTGGGATTCTCCTAACCAGCGTTTTATTTGCCTTAGTGACTCTAATTTCACTTCAGGTTCCCCGTTTTACGCTGTGACAAAAATAGCAACTGTCGATTGGGACGGTACTATTGTAGAAAGGGGGGATTTTACAGTTTTCCATCTCGGTAATAATAGTAGCCAAGTAGCTCGCAAATCAGCAGACTTGGTTGATGGAAAGCTATACGTTGCTTATGGCAGCGATAGTTACAACAGGGAGCCCTATAAACATGGACTTTCAGTAATTGATACAACTACTTGGGTTGAAACAAAAATTGTAGAAACTAGTAAGCGTCCTAACATTAATCGTGCAGGCCCCCCAGGAAGTCATAGGGTTCTAACTTGCAACGGGGGGTCTGACTTTGGATTTGTTGACACTTTAACTGATACGCCTTACATTGTTTCAACCTATGGTTCAGACATTAATAAATTCCCTGTATTCACTGATTTAGGGTTTAATTCCGATTATAATGACAAATTTGCTCAAACTTCACTGTATTGGCATCGAGATAAAAACGGCAATGTTTTATACAAAGTCCTAGTAGAAGGTTCTCAAAAATGCGGAACTACAGCTCTTCGCAATAAACACTGGGTCATTGATATTGATCTTGAGAAGTTTAAAACAGATCCATATAATTCCCTTTCAAATCCTCAGGAGAATCGTTATAACAACGAAAATACTCCTTATTCAGGAAAAATATCCTTAATTACGAATGATGAAAATGTAAAAGATTTGACTGCCTTTACTTTTGGTGCTGGAGAAAGGGGATCTTCTACGCAATTCTTTGGTATATCTTTTGATGGTGGACTCAGCGTTTACCACCCAATGGGCGCATCTGAATCATCTGATGATTACAAAAACTTTGTGAATACATTTGGAGTTTGGCAAGAAGCGATTTTCAAAGATGGTGAAATCTGGTTTTGCGGGCATCAAGGTATCGGTAAAATTACTCCCATTGTGGATGATGACAATGACTGCTTATTCACGTCGGTAGATGGTAAGCCGTGCAGTTTGTATAGACCTAACTTTAAGGGCTTTTGGTTTAATTGATGAAAAAGAACCCGCTTGAGCGATTAAAAATTCAACAACAACAGCAGGAATTAGAAGTATCAAAAGCTACTAAGCTTAAACATGCTGCCCTCAAAGGTAATTCTAAAGAGCGTAATTACCAAGGTGATATGGGTTATGCTGGGCCTGGATCAAATGATCGTATGCCCGGTACTAAGCGTGGTTATACTTACTCCAAACCTAATTTTATTGAGTCTTTATTGGACCTTTTGAAAATTAAAACATACAAGCGGAAGAAACTTTTGATGAAACCTCCTACTAAACCTGCTGTTGAAAAATACCCTGGTGTAATATGACAAAGAAAGCTACTGAAGACCAATTCAGTGAGCTGCATAACCTAGTAACGAGTGAGTTCCTCTCCCGCATTAAGTCTAGGGAGGCTACCACTCAGGATCGGGCAAGTATATTTAGATAAATATAAGAAACTGTGTGATAAAATGAGTGTATCATCACCTCAAAATAGAAAGGAGTTTAAAGAATACATCTTAACCAGACTAGGTAAACCTGTCTTGGAGATTAATGTAGCTGATGAACAAATGGATATTGCTATTGAAGACGCCTTTCAATACTTCAATGAGAGAAACCACTTCAATGGAGTGGAGAGAGTTTACCTAACAACAGAAATCACACAGGATTTTAAGAATCAGTTTAGTGCTTTCATCCCAACTTATGTTGATCAGATGAGTACTTATGAAATCTGTGGTCCAGGGATGGTTGAAGAATTACAAATGGAATCCCCAGGCTCTGGATACCCACCATCATTCAAATTAAAAGAAGTAGGCACAGAAGCTGGTCCTGGTGATTTTCCAATTTTAACTGACCCAAGTAGTGAAATTATTTCAACTGACCCAAGTGGTGTAGCAATAGTAGTAAGAACATCAACCAGTGGTGAAGGGACTGGCCTTACCGTTTATATTGAGAAGGAAAGAACCACTTCATGTGGTATCATTAATATAAAAATTTATAACCCAGGATCTGGTTATGAAGTTGGTGATAAGATTTATATTGGTGGTAGCACTACAGGAGATCCTGCTGTTTTTGAAGTAACTAAAATTAAAACAAAAACTGGAAACTTCCCTGTTGCTGCAATCAATCGTCAAACAAATTTTATCACTCTCCCAGACGATGTGGTGGGGGTTACAAGAATTTTGAGGAGTAAATCATCGATGGGAATGGGAGGTGGAGTTATTCCTCCAGGTATGATTTATCCTATTATGTTTGGTAGTATGAGTGGAAATGGGTGTGATAATACAGGGTTTGGACTTGGAATGTATTGGGTTGCAATGTCCTACCTTGCTTTGATTGACTTCATCTTTTATCCACCAAAGATGTATAACTTCAATCAAAGAACTCACAGACTTCATATTGATGGTGATTTAGGTGATATTGGTCAAACTTTATGTTTGGAGTGTATGATGAAACCATCTCCAGATATATTCCCAGATCTCTGGAACGATATGTGGTTGAAAGAGTTTGCTACTGCTTTGGTTAAAGCACAATGGGGAAGGAACTTAACAAAATACAATCAGGTTCAATTACCTGGTGGGATTGTTATTAATGGTGATAGGATCCTTAGTGATGCTCAGAAAGAGTTAGAAACAATTAAGCAAAGGTTTGCTATGGACTGGATGGATCCCCCACTTGATTCTGTTGGTTAGAGATTATATCACACTTTTTCCCAATTGCCACCCCCTTTGATACTTCTTTTAATTGTATTTCTACCTGTATTGGTTTCCCTTGCTGCTAATCTAATGCTGGCATAGATGGTGTTAGTGGGGATGTGCCTTACACTTTTACTTTGGGCAATCCTTGCTTTCATTGCTCCTTCCTCTATCCTTTGTCTTCCTTCTTCTGTAAGTGCTAATCCATTACTTCTTTGTTGTCTCATTTTAATAGATAATGATTTCCTTGCTTCTGGGGTTCTTTTTATTTCAGTGGATAGTTTATTTTTATTCCTCCTTTCTTCTGGTGTCATTGATTTCATTACTTCCCTACTTTTTTGTATTCTTAATATTTCTTTTTCTTCACTTGCATCAGTGTTTGCTAATAGTTTGTAAGCAAGCTTATCCTGATAATTACCCATTCTTTGCCAATTAGCAAAATGCCACATTATGTGTTGGGTGATAGTAACCTCAATGAGATTAGAAGGATCATCACTACCTCCCATATATTTGGGTATAATATGGTGTTTATGTTTCATATAATTACTATATCATAAATACCTAAAAAATGTAATTCATAATGAGCCCACACACTTCTCCATTCTTTAACTCTGTTTATCCTGGTCAATCATCAGAGCAAAACCTGGTTGATGATTTGGTAAGAGAACAAATTAAAATTTATGGTCTTGATGTGATGTATATGCCCAGGAGACATCTGAACCTGGATAAACTATTACATGAAAGCACCAAGAATGCATTTGAGTGGGCGATGCCCATTCCCATGTATGTAAAAACGGTTGATGGGTTTGATAATGGAATGGAGGTTCTCACAAAGTTTGGGGTGAGAAGTTCTGATGAGGTTACACTGGTAATGTCCAGGAGTGAATTCACAACTTACTATGGTCCTTTCTTGAAGTCTTACTATAACACTATTGGAGGGAGACCTCAGGATGATGATTTGAATTCCTTGGAGGGAGAAACATCAGACAGACCCAAAGAGGGAGACCTTATTTTCTTCCCCTTTGATAATAGTATTTTTGAAATCAAATATGTAAACTTTGATCAACCCTTCTTTCAACTGGGAAGAGGATATGTGTTTGAAATTCAGTGTGAGAAGTTTGAATACTCTGGTGAGAACTTTGAAACTGAGTATGAAAGAATTGACAGACCACAAACTGAAACTGAATACTACAGATTGGAGTTTGATTTAAATGATCCAAAAATTGAAGTTCCAATTGAGAGGGATGATGTTATTGCAGAACCAAGAATAACATCCATCTCCCTTAATGATACAACATTTGAGAAACATGAAAGGGTAAGGTTGTATTATCTTACTGATGTTTTTGAATACCTAACTGCTGAAACATTTGATTTTCTCTTAACAGAAATCTCTCAGAAGTTAATTATTGGCTTTACTCCAGACTTTATTGAATTAGTTAATGCAATCAACAATAATGAAGCACAGAGAGGTTCTTTTAGACTCTACAAGGACCCTGGGTTTGTTGAAAGGGTGAATGATATCAAGGCAACTGTGATGGATTGGGATAAACCAAACTTGAAACTTGTTCTTGGTGATTTCAACAACCTTGATCCAGTCCAGAGAGATAGTGCTAAGAACCTTCGTGTTAATAAATTTGATGTTGTATTGATTGTTGGTGAGAAATCACAGGCAATGTATGTTTCATACAAAGCAACAAGCAGAGAGATGGCAGCAGATGATACAAATGTTATCCAGGAGGAGTTTGACAACATCAAGATTATTGACTTCCAAGATGAAAACCCATTCGGGTTTATCTAGTAACATAAATAACTAAAATTAGGTATGGGAAATTGTTAGGACAGTATTTTTACCACCAAATATTCCGTAAATCCATTATTGCTTTTGGCACCTGCTTTAACAACATTGTTGTGAAGCGAAAGGATCCAAATCGTAAGAAGGATGCGATTGAAAGTTATAAGGTGCCTTGCCAGTATGGT